TAATGAAGTTGGATATTGCAATAAAACAAATTTTGTTGATTTGAATGACATTTGTAAAATTGCTAATGTTTCAAACGATGTTTTTAGAACTAATGATTTCTACTCATATTTACATTCGTTAAAATTAAAACACGATAGTAACTTCTCAGATTTAATATACTCTATTAGAGGTTATGGTGGAGTGACCTATTGTGATATTAGACTTGCATTTTACGTTTTACTTTTAAATAAAGAATGTTATTTGAATATGTTATTTTGGTGTGAAAAAGAAAACTTAGTTGATGTTTTCGATGTAGAACCTACTTACGATTGGTATTCAGAATCAATTGCAGACTGTGTGAGAAATAAAATTCAACCTACTGGTGGGAATTGGAACACAGCTCATTTTTCAGAACTAAAAAGAAGAACTGATATTGAAAATCATTTAATTGTGATGTTGAAACTCGGTTTCTTAAATTCAATTAACGATATTGAGCAAGCTATATCTAACTTATAACTTGACAATAACACTCATTTGTGGTAGCGTGTAGTATAAATAACGTACTTACCCTACCCCTTATGACAAAAGAAGATATTATCGAGTTATTCTTATCCTTACCCAATAAAACCCGCAAAGAGCTACGCAATCACATATCAGATTCTGTATGGATACCTACATTTGGTACATTCAATTCCCTTAAACAGTGTGCAGGATTATTACCTACTCGATATGAAAAACAATTTTCTAATCACATTGCAAAGAATACCACTTTGTCTACCCCTACCATCAATTCTATCAAAAACGAGCTAATTGAATATGCAGATAAATTCAAGATTGAAAACACTAATAGATTCAAAACTGTGCTTACTATATCAGACATACATAGTACCTCTGCGGATGTATTCACCATTAACACTTTCATTGATGCTTCAATTAGGACGAATCCATCGCACATTGTGATTGCAGGTGATATTTTTGACTTCCCTCACTTCTCACATTACAACTTAGACCCACGAGGACATTCAGCCTTAGACGAACTTGTGTGGGTGCATAATTTCTTATCGAAATTACGTCATCATAATCCTCAGGCAGAAATCACGTTACTCGCTGGAAATCACTGTGGGCGTTTATTTAAACACCTTTCTGAAAACTCACCTTACTTCGCAGACATCTTAGACAAGTTCTCTAACATCACACCATCATCCATCCTACGCCTAGATGAACTACGAATTAACTTTGTGGGTACAGTAACATTCGGTGAATACAAAGAATCAAGGATTAAGAAAGATACCGAAAAGAATCATATTGTGATAGGCGATAGTCTTTTAATTGGACACTACCCTACAGTGAAGAAGCATGGGATCCCTAGTCTTTTCGGACATCACCATCGAATGTTGACGTTTCCTGATTATAATTATACCTATGGTAGTTTCTACCACTTACAATTGGGAGCAGCGTGCATTATTGACGCTTCATACACAGAGGACTTCCATCATTGGACAAATGGGTTCTGTTACTCTATTGTGGATACAGAGAAAAAGCGTGTAATTCACGACTATTGTGATACAACAGGCGATTTAGCAGTTTTTGGAGGTAAAATATACGAGAGAAGTTAATGTTTGAACTAATAATCCTTGTATTGTGGTCAATTGTTTGTTACTTTATCAGCTCTGCTGTAACTGTGCAGAAAATGAACAATTTATATTTTAATAACCAAAGGAACACGGCGAATGAGTGACCTAAGTAAAAAAGAAGTAAAAGCGTTTAGAGAACGCATTAAAGAAAAAGATACACCTCATAATATCGATATTCAAACTAAAGAATGTGCGAATAATTCAGCATTATTATCGGAACGTAAGAAGTACTCATTGAAAGCAAAGATTCACTTGACTAACGAGCGAATACGTGAGTGGTATGAGCATCACGAAGGTATGGTGTATGTTGCGTTCTCAGGGGGTAAAGATTCTACGGTACTACTACACCTAGTACGTCAGTTATATCCAGAAGTACCCGCTGTATTCTGTGACACGGGATTAGAATTCCCTGAAAACCGCAAATTCGTTAAGTCAATCGAAAACGTAGCATGGTTAAAACCTAAGATGACTTTCAGAGCTGCATTAGAAAAGTACGGATTTCCAATTGTGTCGAAAGAAGTTAGTCAAAAAGTTAATGACTTACAGACTTCTAATTCAGATAAGTTGAAGAACATTCGATTAAACGGGAATGAAAAAGGTCACGGTAAATTATCGACCAAATGGCAATTCTTAGCTGATGCGCCATTTAAAGTATCCGCTAAATGTTGTGACATCTATAAAAAGAATCCGTCTAAAGCGTATGAGAAGGAAACTGGTAGATTCCCGTTCGTAGGTACGATGACTGAAGAATCCTCGCGTAGAAAGATAACTTATCTTAAGACAGGTTGTAATTCTTATGAACAAGGTTCTCCTCGTTCCGCGCCAATTTCATTTTGGACGGAAGATGATATTTGGGAATATATTAAACTTTACGATATTCCATATTCAGAAGTCTATGATATGGGTTATGAAAGGTCAGGTTGGAATAATTACAGCCGTGCATAGTGGTAACATTATGTATTATAATAACGTGAACCGTGATACTCGCGGGTGTTTCGTCTAACGACGAAGCTAACGGGGAACTCTTACTAGGTAAAGCTAAAGACAATCCCGTGCTAAGACATTGAAAGATGTAAAGTGTATCGACTAAAATTAGTTAATGAAGAATATCACCATTGGAGTGTATAGAGATGAAACAAGTTAAATTAACAAGAGATTTATTATTGGCAATGTCAATTGGCGATGGTTATATTGAAAAAAATGGCGCGGTAGCTATACTGCATTGTTCAAAACAATTAGATTATCTTAAATGGAAACATGAATTGCTAAGAGGTTTTGTTAATGAGATTAGACCTAAAAACAATAACGGTTATGAAAGTTATTTATTTGTTACAAAATCTAATAAGTTTATGAAACGAATTAGGAATTTTCTTTATAAAGAAGAAAAGATAACAGTTAAAATCTTACACCGCGTAGGCGTATTGGGTTTATCTATATTGTATATGGACGATGGAAGTTTAGTAGCAAAACGAAATAAGAATGGAGTTGTTCATGCCTATGATTTGAAAATAAGTTTGTATTTAAAATCAGAAGATAAGGCTAAACAAATTTGTGATTATGTATTAAACGAATACGCTATTAAATTTACTCTAAACAGAGATAAGGGTAGATTTTCAATTAGATGTGGGACTAGGGAAGCTAGAAAATTCATAGAATTGGTTAACCCTTATGTATCGCAAGTACCTTGTATGCAATATAAACTTAACATTAGCTATCCCGTTGGGGAGTACGGTGGAAGATGAGTTACCACTGGAAGCGCGTTAAATCTCTATGAGATTAAGATATAGTCAGTACCATTGGAAACAGTGGAATAAAATGTGTACGTTCTGCACTTTGGGCTTACAACATGACGTGAAGCAAGAAGGCGATATTAACCGTTTTCAAAAACTCGCAATTACGCATCCTAAATTACATTCTTATGCAATGAATGATTTAGGCTACCGTGAGAAACTTGCTTATATTGGAATTACAGATTTAGATGCGCCTGAAGGTATAACGTTAGAGGATGTGAAGGAGATGTCGTATAATTCTAAATTTAAAGGTATCCTTATTGTTACCGAATGAGGTAATTCTATTCTTGTCTACATTTGCGACTGTATTCTTATTGGGTCTACAGTCGCAATTTGTGCGAGATAAACTAATCTTATCTTCATTCCTAACCTCTATAGGTATAGGAACTTGTCAGTTATTTACCCTTAAACTTGCTCCAAATGCTTCAGTATCTGAATCCATCTTCTTCGTGCTAGGTGGTACAATTGGTATTGTTTGTTCTATCTTTGTGCATAATTACTTGACAAAACAATAAAATAATGTTAGCGTATAACAAATTAACCAATACCTTACCTAAATATGGATATTACAAACCAATTGCAAGAACCACCTAATGCTGAAAATATGCGTAAATTTGTGGCGGAGTATCTTAAAGATTATGACCCTATTAAATCAGTAATTCGTATAGGGTTAAATCCAATTCATGCTAACCATATTGCTAAAGAGTTTATGGAATCCGCATTTGTGTTGAATTTAATTAAGTCAGAAGAAGAACGTACCGCTAATGTGTTAGCAAATCCTGATTTAATGAAGTCGGAAATTACGAAACAGTTGTTAAGTATTCTAAAAAATGACGGAGAATCGTTAAAGGCTTCGGAACGAATTTCCGCAGCAAAGATGTTGACAGACTTGCTGCAACTTGCACCTAAGCAAGTTGTAAATGAATCCGCTCCTGTAAATGTTATGGTTATACCAGCCTCTATGGACGGAGATTCATGGTCAGCTCTTGCTATTAAATCTCAGTCTGAATTGCAAGCTAAATTAGTGGAGACATTGTGAATATATCTAAATTTAATTTAAGCTCTGCTGAACTTCAAGAATGGTTACATTTAGTTGTTACAGAAGATGACGATTTTTTCTACGAGGAAGTTGACTTAAATCCAGTAAATATGCGTAAGTTATCACCTAAGCGAGACAACAGTGATGAGTAATAACTATGAATACATAATGATAGATGAATTTAAAGCAGGGTTATACGCATACTCTAATGACAGTGGTTTATCATTTATGTCTAGTTTGCTAACAATAAACACCACTGTCGTTCGCATAACCACTGACGAGTTTCGTCATTTAACTCCACCAAAAGATAAGGTATATTTATGGTTAAATTATCCAATTTAGATAAGTTATCTGACGATGACTTCTTTAAGGAATTTGTCACGCAATCGTTAGCGCGGCAAATTGTGATTACTATTGATTCAGCTATAACTAAAAATAAATTAACTTATACACAAAAACAAGCAATTGCTAATCTTAGAGATATAGGGATATTGAATGACATTATACTAGGTAATTTTGAAAAGATAACTATTACGAAACTGATAGATATTTTTTCTATATTCGGATTAGGGCTTTCAATTAAAGCTATTACAAAACAAGAATTAGCAAGTCAAACTAACCCAACTACAAGACATTGAGGATTATTATGGAAGAAAATGAATGGGATATGGATATTATGGTTAATTTCGACATGGATGATTTTTTAACTGATGGAGAAGTTAGGTTTAAGTACCATAGAGAACTTGAAATTGTGGACGACGAAACTGAGTTTTATGGAGACTTCAGTTGAATACGAGTACACCTAATATAACGCCACTCAGTGATCTAAATCATGTATTATATGCGCCTTTACCAAAAGGGTTTAACGAGATTTGGAGACCAATTAACGAATCACAGTGTTTAGCATTATCATGTCCTGCTAACATTATATTATTGCAAGGTGGGCGAGGAAGCGGTAAGACGGATGTCACTTTAATGCGATTTAGACGCTTCGTAGGTGTGGGGTATAGAGAATTTAATAGAGGTATTATTACCGACGTTACCTATAAAGGATTAGAAGATATTGTTTCAAGAGCAAAAAGATGGTTTTCTCGTTTCGATGACGGCTCTCGCTTTTATAGTTCTAAGTCTGATTATAAATATGTGTGGAAGGACGGGTCTGAATTGTTATTTAGGTCTGTAGGGTCTATGGATGATTATGAAAATTCTATACACGGGAATGAGTTCAACTTTATCTCGCTGAACGAGCTTACCAAACTTAGAGATTCCGATGTATTTGATGCCTTGTTATCTACGAATAGAACTTCGTTCTTGCCTGAAGATTATCCTTTACAAGATGGGTCGTTACTACCTCCAATGCCATTAACCGTTATGCCGACTACTAATCCATCAGGTATTGGAAGAGCGTGGGTAAAGAAACGATTTATTGATGTTGGAGCGAGGGGTGAGATTGTACGCACACCTGTGACCGTTTATGACCCTAGACTTAAAAAAGAAGTCGTTATTCATCGTACACAGACACATTTATTTTCTACATATAAAGATAATCCTAAATTAGATTTAAGTTATATCGCGCAATTAGAGTCTATTGAAAATCCAGTACGAAAACTACAGTGGACTATCGGTTCATGGGAGGTTGAAGGAGACGGTGCATTTTTTGGCGATGCGTGGGATAGAAACATTCATGTTATCGAACCTTTTAGTATTCCGCGTAATTGGCGCATTTATAGGGCTTTTGATTGGGGAAGTTCCCATCCGTTTAGTGTATTATGGTTTGCTGAAAATACAGACGGTGATGATATTACTCTTAAAAATGGAAAAATTAAGTCATCATTAAAAGGCGACATTTATTTAATCCATGAATGGTATGGCAGTGTACCAGATAATTACAATAAAGGATTACGCTTATTGGCTACAGAAATATCACAAGGTATCATAGAAAGAGAGATTATGTGGGGCATACATAATCGTGTATTACCAGGTAATGCAGATAGTGCTATTTGGAATGTCGAAAATGGAAACTCAATTGCAGTTGACATGACTAAACCAGTGACCGTAGCAGGTAAAATATATCAAGGAGCTACGTTTATTCGTTCTGATAAGAAAGCAGGTTCAAGAAAAGCAGGTTGGCAAGTTGTGTTGAATTATCTTAACAATGCTAAAACAAATGCTGAACGTAACTTTAGAGAAAGCGCAGGGTTATTTATATTCAATACTAACAAAGCATTTATAGAAGTATTCCCTTACTTGGAAAGAGATGATAAAGACCCTGACGATATAGACACGGATGGAGCTGACCATTCGGCAGATACTTTACGTTATTTTTTATATGGACGTAAAGTAGGTGTAAAAAGTGGTAAGACTGTCGGCTTGACATGATAATGTTAAATTAGTTGTTGACTTTAAGATTCACAATAGTTTATACTATTATCCTCAAATAAAAGTTGACAAATTAACTGTTAAGGTGTATAGTCGTACTTGGCTTGACCGCCTTAACATTAAATACAGAATCTCAAATAGAGGTTTTAGAATACTTGGGAATATAAAGAATACCAAGTGCTTCCGATGTTGAAGCGGTCAAATTCTAAAACTTTTATTTGAGATTTTTTTTATTATGAGCAAAAATAGCTTAGCAATTGGTACAACTACAATTAAACAAGACGCAGAAGGTAGATTTCGTTTGAATGATTTACATAAAGCGTCTGGCGGTGAAAAACGTCATCAAGTTTCAAACTGGTTAGCTACGCAACAAGCTAAAGAACTGATAGATGAATTAGAAAATCGCGTTCCTGTAATTCAAGGAACGGAACAAAATCAACCGCTTATAATACTTCAAGGTGGAAGCAAACAAGGGACGTATGCGGTAAAGCAATTAGTTTATGCCTATGCAATGTGGTTAAGTCCTAAATTTCATCTTCATGTTATAGATGCTTACGATGAATTAGTATCTAAAGAACGAGCTGAGTTAGAATGGCGTGCAATTAGAGGTGGTTCTAAAGTAGGGTTTACAGATATGTCAAAAGCGGTTAAAACAATCCATGACGAACGTGGTGAAATAGCTCCGTTTTATGCGTACACGAATGAAGCCGATTTACTTAATGTGATTATCTTAGGTGTAAAATCTAAACAATTTCGTATTGCAAACGGTCTTAGTGATAAAGCGTTAATTCGTGACTATATGACTAAAGAACAACTTGAAGCATACGAAAGTCTTGAATATCACAATACTTGTTTCATTAACGCAGATATGGACTTTGTAGAACGAGCTATAAAATTAAAAGCGTTATTTGATAGACGATTCAAAGATAAGGTATTATCGGCTGACGTTAAACAATTAGCTTAAACTAAATGAACCTACCTACACCTTAACCGTATATGTAGGTTTTAAAATAACTAGGAGAAAATTATGGCTCACGTTAAAAATAATAGTGGTAACAATGAATGGTACACACCTATTTATTTCATTAAATCAGCTCATATCGTTATGGGTTCGATTAATTTAGACCCTGCATCAAGCGATATTGCGAATAAATCTGTACAAGCAAATGTGTACTATACGCAAGATAACTCAGGATTAGATAAAGAATGGCACGGTAATGTGTGGATGAATCCTCCTTATTCTCGTAATTTATTACCTAATTTCATTGATAAATTGGTTGATTCGGATATTACTCAGGCAATAGTATTAGTTAATAATGCAACTGAAACACAATGGGCTGCTAAGTTATTAGCATACTCGGATGCAGTTTGTTTCATTAAAAAGAGAATTAAATTTATTGATATTGATGGTAATGATAAGCTATCTGGATTACAAGGGCAAATGATTTGTTACAAAGGTCACAATGTGAGTAGATTTATTGATGAATTTTCACAATACGGTGTTTGTTTAAAAGGAGAAGTAAAATGACAATTCAACCATCAAAACACGGACAATCACACTATGGTAAAGGTTCAAGAACCCGACCTACTAACCATGCTAAATTTAGCGATAACTGGGATAAGATTTTCGATAAAAAAGTGTTGACAGACAATAATAAAACTGATACCTTATCACAATCAAGCGACAATAGCTCAGTTGGTTAGTAGCTCTCGACTCATAATCGAGTTGTCGTAGGTTCAAATCCTACTTGTCGCACAAATAATATAAACGTAGTTTAGTTGGTTAGAATGGTTGACTATTAGTACGTCAGCACTGTGACAAGGAAACTCGAGTAACCTTTGTTGAATACAGTTCCCCTTACTGGGAAGGTCACTGGTTCGAGTCCAGTCGTTTATATCAAATAAGAAAAACCTAAATGTGTTCCCAAAGTACAAGGGTTATAGGTTCTCGTATGACACACCTCTCAATGAAGTGCAAAGAGTGATGCGAGTTTTATATCCTCTAGCTTGTCGAGTATAAATTCAAGTTACATTAGCCGTACTCCTAACCTTGAAGATTATTTAAAAATAAATAATCTTCTTTTTTTCACTTGTATCTATTGACAATCCTGTTATTATGTGGTACATTGGCTAATAAATTTCTACAACCCTTATTTAGCAAGGAAAATTCAAATGGCATTATCAGATTTAGTTTTAAAAGTACAAGCAGAAGTATCAGCAGTAGGTGTTACCCTTAATAAAACAGAAAGCCGTAATGTGATGGATGCAGTATGTTCAGCAATTATGAAAGAAGTTGAAGAAAACAGTAAAGCAGCTATTCCTAATTTCGGCACATTCAAAGTCAAACAACGCGCTGAACGTACTGGTCGTAACCCACAAACAGGCGAGGCTCTAGTTATTCCTGCAAAAACAGTAATTGCGTTTAAAGCGGCTTAGTTTAATACAATAAAATATAAGTTAGCTGCTAACAATGTAGGTAACTTATATAGAAGGTGAATATGACAGAAGAAGAAATTATTAAAATAGTTACTGAAGCATTGCAAAAATCTAACAATACTTCAGATAGTGAATATAATTTTATTTCAAGATGGGTGAGAAAAAGGTTACATGAATCTAGCACTTATCAAGGTTTAGTTATTTTAATACCGATTGTTTTAACATATTCGTTAGATATTGATTCTGAAACAGCCACCCAGATTGTAATAGGATCGGTGGCAATAGTAGCAGGACATAATGTAGTTAGAAGTGAAACTAATGAAAATTAAACCCTTACCTGCACAAAGATATTTACATGAATGTTTCAACTACGATGCTGAAACAGGCGATTTATATTGGAATATCCGCCCATTGTATCATTTTAAAAATGCACAATACTTTAACGCATGGAATGTTAAAAATGCTAATAAAAAAGCAGGTACTGTATGCACTAGAGGATATATTGCAATAAAAATAGACGGCATGAAATACAAAGCGCATAGAATCGTGTACAAACTGATAAATGGAATAGAGCCTAATTATATTGACCATATTAACTTTAATACATCTGATAATAGAATTGAAAATATCAGAAATTGTACGCATACCGAAAATCATCAACACTCGAAACGACAAATAAATAATTCTACTGGTTACAAAGGAGTTTCATGTACTAGAAATGATAAGTTTAAAGCTAGAATAACGGTGAATTCAGTACGGCTTGAGTTAGGCGTGTTTGATAATCCAAAAGATGCCTACAGTAAGTATTACGAAACAGCTAAGTTACATTTTGGTAAATTTGTATATTTAGACGATTAAATAATTATAATGACAAAAGGTTAAATAATGAGTATATCATCAACACATCCCTTATTTGACGTTTCGCTTCCTGATTATATCTTGATGCGTGATTGTTATAAAGGGGAAAAACAAGTAAAGAGTAAAGGTGAATCATATTTACCTGCGACAATGGGACAGATGTTAGATGGTATGCGTAATGGTGAAGATGGTAAAAACGCTTATGATGCGTACCGTACACGAGCTGTTTATCATAATTATGTGCATGATGCGGTTGAATCCTATATCGGGTTATTACACTTAAAGCCAACACAAGTTAAACTACCTGCTGAAATGGAGTTTATTCGCCAACGTGCGACGATTTCAGGTGATTCGTTAGACCATTTATTGCGTAGAATGCACGCACAGCAGTTTATTACAGGTCGAGTAGGGTTACTCCTTGATATTGACGATAGTGGTTCTGGAAATCCGTATATTGCAATGTATGATGCTGAACATATTATTAACTGGGATGAAGGTTCTAATAATGTGGGTGTAAATACGTTAAACTTAGTTGTGTTGGATGAAACACAATGGGTTCGTGAAAACTTTACATGGTCACAAGAATCTCGCTACCGCGTGTTATCACTAGGTAATATCTTAGAAAACGAAGAAGATAATAAGTCTACGAATTATTCACAAGGTTTATTTGTGGCTAATGCAAGCGGCGAAGTAACCGAAGAATTACTGATTGAACCGACATATATGGGACAACCATTAAACGAAATTCCATTTGTGTTTGTGAATACTAAAGATATTTCAACCTCCCCCGACGTTCCACCGTTGTTAGGTTTAGCTAATTTATCATTAGCCATTTATCGTGCTGAAGCGGATTATCGTCACACATTGTATATGCAAGGTCAAGATACCTTAGTTGTAACAGGTGGAACTCGACATGATGAAAATGAATCTACTCGAATCGGTGCAGGAGCTATTCTTTCAGTTGATATGGGTGGAGATGCTAAGTTTATTGGTGTATCGAGTTCTGGTCTTGCAGAAATGCGACAAGCTATTCAAAACGATAAAGAAGCTGCTGTAACGAAAGCAGGTCACTTGATGAACAGCTCGTCTAAGCAAGAATCAGGCGACGCGCTTAAAATCCGTATGGCTGCTCAAACCGCTAACTTAAATCAAGTAGCTGTAACGGCTGCGTATGCTTTAGAAGAAATCCTAAAGAAGTGTGCTAAATGGATGGGCTTGAACGAAAATGAAGTTATTGTGACACCTAACTTGCAATTCGCTGATAAAGATATGCGTGGACAAGACTTTGCACAGTTGATTGCAGCTAAGAATACAGGTTTATTACCGTTATCGGATGAAACCGTACATACTATCTTACGCGAACAAGGTTACACAAAATTAAACTACGATGAAGAACGTGAGTTAATTAAAAACAACGTACTTAAACCACCTATTGAAGTTGTTGGTGGTGTACAACAACCCATGACTAATATGCGAGTTTCTACAAATAACCCGCCTATTAACGGAGATTAAACAGTGTAAATGTTGTACCTCGAACTGTGATGAGCAGACACAGTTTAATAAAAGGCTCATTACTGAATCAATGGTGGTTCAAACAAACTGAACAATGGTGTTCATAAAATTGGAGATATAAAATGGCTTTAAAATACGAAGTGGCAAGTTTAGATGAATTAGATGTAGGATTTCACGATTTATACAGTGCAGTAGAAGATGGGTCTAAGTATTTTCTTAACGTAGAAGGTGTAAAGCCGTTATCTGAATTTGCAAAAGTACAAGGTGCGTTAGAAAAAGAACGTAATGACCATCGACAAGCAAAACAAAAATTAAGTTCGTTTGGTGATTTAGAACCTGAATCTATCCAAGCACAATTAGCGCGTATTGCGGAATTAGAAGAATTAGCAAAAGGTTCTGCGATTGATGATGCTAAATTAGAATCAATGGTTAGCGCACGATTAAACGCTAAATTACAACCTGTAGTGAGTGAGAAAGAACAACTTGCTAAGAAAACGGCTGAATTAGAAGAACAGGTCAATAAATATCAAAGCATTGAACGTCAGCGTAGAATGAACGACGAATTTACGGCTAAAATTAAAGCGGCTAAAATTGACCCTCGTTTTGAAGAAACTGTGATGTTAAAAGCAGAGCGATTATTTTCAGAAACAGAAGAAGGGAAATTCTTAACAAAAGATGATTATTTACCGTTTGAAATGTGGTTGACACAGCAGCAAGCAACTAATCCTTACTGGTGGGGAGATAGTATTGGCGGTGGAGCAAAAGGTTCGGGTACATCAGGGTTTAGAGGTGAAAATCCATTTACAACAGGTAACTTAACTGAACAAGCGAAGATGATTAACGAAAACATTGCTTTAGCTCGCACACTTGCTAAAGCAGCAGGTAGTAAAATTCAGTTTTAATAGGATGAATAAATGAAAAAATACATTGGAACAAAATTGATTAACGCTGTTGAAATGACGAAATTAGCTTATAACGAAGCTCATAACAGAAACATTTCTGGCGAAGATACCGAAGGTTATTTGGTTCAGTACCATGATGCAAATGGAGTTTTCCAAGATGACGGTTATTTCTCTTGGTCGCCAAAAGACGTATTTGAAGTCGCTTACCGCTCAATCGACAACATGACATTCGGTCTTGCGATTGAAGCGTTGAAACAAGGCAAGAAAGTTGCTCGCGCTGGCTGGAATGGAAAAGATATGTATGTTGAATTAAACAAAGGTGGTGATTATGAGTTTTCTGAGCTTTTACCGTTCTTTGTTTTAAAAGGTGTTAATGACGCATTCAATACATGGGCTGCATCTGTTTCCGACACATTGGCAGAAGATTGGGTAATTATTGAATAAATGATTCAGTCAATAAAAACCCTAACTTATGAAAATAAGTTAGGGATTTTTTATTTCTGTTACCTATTGACAAGTACATCAAATAATGCTTGACAAATTACAGATAATCGTGTAACATTTACAGTACAATTTACATGGGTAAATTAACCAAATACTTAACATTTTCTGCACATGGGTGAGGTGAAAATATCATAAAATTATTTAAAGGAATTATTCATGGCAACAGCTACCTTATTATCTGCATTAGTCGTACCTCAAGTGTTCACTCCGTATGTTAATCTTGCTACGGAAACTAAATCAAAACTTATTCAATCAGGTGCAATCGCACGGTCATCTTTCTTAGATGATTTCTTAGTTGGTGGTGGTAACGTAGTTACTATGCCGTTCAACAAAGACTTACTTCGTTCAAACTCAAACGTATCTAGCGATGACGATGCTGTTACTTCTACAGCTACTCCGTTCACTGCTGGAAGTATCAACCAGCACCGTTTATCACGCAACAAATCATGGACATCTACTGATTTAGCAGGGGATATTACAGGTTCAGACCCATTGCAAAACATCGTAGGTCGTGTATCTGATTATTGGGCATGGGATTTACAATCACACGTTATTGCAACTTTACAAGGTGTGTTTGCTGACAACGCGGCTGCTCCAACAGGTTCAGAACACGTTGCCAACGATATGACAGTTGATGTTAAAGGTGCATCATTCACATTAGGTACTACTAACTTCACTACTGAAGCATTGATTGATACGATTGCTACAATGGGTGATAGCGGTCAAAACCTAAGCACATTATTAGTTCATTCAGTTGTTTATTACCGAATGTTGAAAAACGACTTGATTGATTTCTTACCTGATTCAGAAGGCAAATTAACAATCCCGACATTTATGGGTTTGCGTGTTGTATTTGACGACATGGTTACTCGTAGTGCAGGTGTGTTTGATTCTTATGTATTAGGCTCAGGTGCAATCCAATTAGGTATGGGTTCTCCTAAGACCCCAACTGAAGTATTCCGTGACCCATCGAAAGGTAATGGTGGCGGTGTTGAAACACTTTATAGTCGTACAGAATGGATTATCGCGCCTACAGGTACAAGTTATGTTGGTACAGCTACTGTTGGCGGTGCATCTGTATCTACTTTAGCTAACGCAGCGTCTTGGATGCGCGGTTATCCTGAGCGTAAGCAGATTCCAATTGCACGTTTAGTGACACGCGAATACTAAAATTTAGTTATTCTAGGAACTCCCTTTTAGAAATAAAAGGGAGTTTTATTAAATTTACGGAATCCAAAATATGAAGAATTTATTAGACACATTAAAAACATTAGACCCGACAGACGACTCATTATGGACGGATGACGGATTACCTGCATTAGACGCTGTTAAAGCCGTTACAGGTTTAGATAAAGTAACACGCGCTAATATCAATAAAGTAGCATTAGGATTAACACGAAGCAATGTGGTGGATTATGTTGCGCCTGAAAGCGCAGATAAAGAAGAAGAAATTGTTGAAACACAAGTTGTAGAAGTTAATCAAGATATTTTAGGTAACGAAATTGACGTATTACGCAATGAATTAGCACAGTTAAACGATGCTAAAAAAGCATTAGAAGAACAGATTGCAGCAAAAGCAAATCAGTTAAATGAAGCAGAACGTAAAATTGTTCGTCCGTTGGATTCAGAACTAAATGCTCAAGTAATTGCTGATTACATCGCATCGGCTCAACGTGAACGTGATATGAAAACTGAGCAGATTAAGAAATTAGAATCGTCAGGTATGTCGATGAAAGAGATTAAAGAACTCTTGGGTATGAATAAACGGAAACGATAATGAGTGATATGAATAGCTCTTTCTTTGGATATTATGAAGATAATATATCGTCAAACGGTGTATTGAAACCTACTATCAAACACAGTGTTACTGCCGTAACAAGAAGTAATACGTTATTCGCTCCTGCTAATTCTACAATTAGTATTCATGTAGCAGGTACAGCAACTGTGGTGATTAAAAGTAACCCGTTTGGCGATACAGCTAAAGATATTACATTGACTACATTGACAGCTACAGGCGAGTATGCCGTAACGTCTGCTAAGAATGTATTGGTTGATGTAACGGCTGTATCTGGAACAGTGACTGCTATGTTAGTATGTAACGAGGATTAAAATGAGTAAATACTTACAGGCAATGCGAGCAGGTGACGATTATAACTTAAAATTAACGGTAACTGCGATTAACACATTACCTGTAGATATTACAGGGTACAAGTTTTATTTCACAGTTAAATCGTCGTTTGATGAAACTGACTTGAATGCGGTACTACAGTTTTCAACAACTGCGGGTGATAATCCCAATGACGATATTCCTAACGGTGTTTGCTATCTATCTGTACCAGCCGCTTTAACTAAAGTTATTCCGCAAGGTAAGTATTTCTGGGACATTCAGCAAACAGTTGGTACTAAAATAACTACGTTATTACCACCACCTGTTGATTTTGAAGATTTGTTAATCGTAGTTCCTGAAGTGACGAAAGCATTATGAGTGATATTACCGTAACAGTAAATGAACAAAACATTACAGTATCGCCTGTTGTAGAAACTGTGATAGCGGTTACTGTGGGAACAGGTGGTTCAGCAGGTGTGTCGCTATTAGATGAACTATTAGATGTAACGATTACGAATCCGCAAGTCGGCGATGTGATTAAATATAACGGTACAGAGTATATCAATGCACCTGACGAAATTGGCGATAATTTATCGCTAGACAGTTTGTCAGACGTAGTTATTACTACTCCTACACTAAATCAAGTTCTAAAGTTCAATGGAACTTCATTTGTGAACGCAACGGACGAAATCGGTGACAATCTATCATTAGATAATCTGAATGATGTTGTAATCACCACCGTGCAAACAAACGACATTCTTCAGTTTAACGGAACATCATTTGTGAATGCACCGATTCCTCCTGTAGAAACTACTCGTCAATATGTGGCAAATCAATCAGGCGCGACGATTCTGAAAGGAAGTGTTGTTTATGTGACAGGTTCACAAGGACAGCGGGTTACAGTAGGTTTAGCTAAAGCAGATTCTGAATTAACGTCGTCTAAAACACTTGGTTTAACACAAAGTGAAATACTAAACAACAATAACGGTTATGTAATTACAGAAGGATTATTGACCGACATAGATACATCTGCTGCCACATTAGAAGGTGATGCCGTATATTTATCACCTACTGTTTCAGGTGGGTTTGTATATGGCGTAGCAAATCATCCATCTGCACCTAATCATTTAGTGTATATCGGCGTTGTAGTTAGAAAACACGCATCAACAGGGTCTATTTTAGTTAAAATTCAAAATGGATTTGAATTAGACGAAATCCATGATTTAGCGATAGTTACCCCACAAGACAAAGATATAATTCAATATGATTCAGCGACAGAATTGTGGAAGAATAAGGTTCTATCAACTTATGAATTATTTACCGAAAATAAAACACTAATTTCAAATAATAAAATTCAATTAACGTATAAACCAGAAGGTAATTTAGTGTTGAATATGGCGATGGTCTATGAAACGAATACGTTTGATGCCCCTGCTGATTTATACAACAACCTTACCATAACCTATACAAACCCTAACTATTTCGCAACATTCGACGGAAGTATAACAACTGTGAATGGATTATATGGCGTAGTATCATATTTAAGAAGGATTAACTAATGAGTAGAGTAATGCTGTATGACGGATTACCTGACGCGACAATGGATGCAGGTGGACGAGTTAGAATGTCACAGATAACATCTTTATTCGATGGTAAGACATTGAATTCAGATAATCTTAACTTGTGGCATACTGTAGGAACAGGCACTAATAGTTTCGCAAACAATAAAAATACATTAACTGTGACATCGGGACAATGGGAAGTTAGACAGTCTAATTTAACATTACCTTATTTTAGCGGTAAATCCCAATTAGTTGAAATCACATTCGATAATTTCCAATCTGAATCTGGTGTGACTAAACGATGTGGGTACTTTAGTAGTTCTGCTACATCTCCTTACGACACTATCTATGATGGTTTCTTTTTAGAAAGCAGCTCGACTGAAGTCAATCTTGTTATTTATAATAGCGGTACATTGATAGCTAAGATACCACATACATCGTGGTCAGGTTATACTGAGTTATCAGCCTATGACTGGTCTAAATTTACAGTAGCGATGTTTGACTTCTTATGGTTAGGCGGTACGGAATTGACACTTTATCTTAAAGTTCCAAATAAAGGCTTTGTATTAGCACATAGTTACCAACACGCAGGTGTGAATACAGGTACATTTATTAAAAGTCCTAATCAACCTATACGACATGAAATCCGCTCAACTATAGGTTCGGGTTCACTAACCGTTGTGTGTTCACAAGTATCATCTGAAGGGAGTAATAACGAGAGCGGTGAAAGTTACTCGATTATGAACCCTGCTTTTATTGCAACTAATGTAGTTGGGACTGTGTACGCATTGAAGGGTATTAAAAAACAAACAGCGTTCAGAGATGTTGCTGTACAAATCTCAAATATAGGAACTGTTAATTCATCAACTGCTGATGCAGGCACGTTAATGCTATTAAAGAATCCTACTTTATCTGCACCCTTGACGTATTCTAACATCAGTCGAATTCAACAGGCTGACGCAACTACTCAAACTGTGACGGCATTAGGTGATGTTATTTTTTCTATCCCTGTTGCGGGTTCTGCTGAATCACAAACTATTGCAACGAATTATTCTACATGGTTGCAGAACAGGATTGATAATACGATGAATGAATATGTACTTGCTTACCGTGCATTAACGGCTAACCAAAGTGTGGCGGGTCACGTTAATCTGAAACTGTTTTAACTTGACAAAACGGTAAAAAAAGTGTAATATGTGTTGACAAAATGATAGGAGTTTGATAATGGCGTTTGTATATGAAGATGGGACAGGGAAAGTAGATTCAAATAGCTTAGTTGAAGTTGCTTTTGCTGATACTTATTTTTCAGAACGCGCCTACTCAGCTTGGGCTAATTTATCAGGACTTCTTAAACAATCGTCGTTAATTAAAGCGACTGATTATTTTGAAATGCGTTGGTCATATCAATTATTAGGTTCAACTCTATTCCCAGATAATCCTCAAGCATTGTCATTTCCTAGGCAAAATCAATTATATGTTCCTTACGGCGAACCGATTTATGATTTAATCAACCCTCTTTTAATTATTGGGTATACCACACCTGTTATCATTAAACGTGCTATTTGTGAATACGCTAAACGTGCATCTGTAGGTGAGCTAGTCAATGATTCTAAATCAGATTCGATGGTATCGCAGCGAGTTAAGATAGGTCAAATCGAAAAAGAAACTAATTACTCAGCTAATTCACGACAACCCGTAACATATAATACCTTCCCTGCGGCGGATATGTTATTAAAACCTTATTTAAAACCCGTATCTAAACAGGCTATCCGATGAATTGGGATGATTTAGTGGTTACATCAGATGAAATTGTTAAAGAGTTCGGTCAATCTATCACAATTAAAACAGTAAATCAAGGGACATATGACCCTGAAACATCAGAAATAATCAATACGGTTACTGACTTTATAACGTATGGGGTGATATTCGATTACGGTGAAAAAGATGTTAATGGTACAACAATTGTAAGAGGTGATAAACAACTATTGATAACACCAGTCGGACTTTTAACCATAGACTTGAATTCAACTGTGGTTGTTCAAGGTACAGAATACGTTATCACTAAAATTAAGCAAACAAATCCTGCTGGTACTAACTTATTATGGGAATTAAGTTTGCGAGGGGTTGTATGAAATTTAACGCACAGTTACTAATTCAACAAGCCAATGCAATCGCTATGAAGAAGGCGGAAGAAGTTGTTAGACAGACTCTCGTTAATGTGGCTGAAGAATTAACATATTTATCACCGATTGGTCATCCTGAAGAATGGGCTAGAATTCGTAATCCAAAAGAAGGTAAGTCAGGTGGTGTAGGTTCTGTTCCACAAAACTATGAACCAGGTGAATACAAGGCAAATTGGCAATATAGTCAACACTCACCAAAAACAGATATTTTAGATGAACGCGATGGAACTAACGCTAAGGGTAAAGGCTCACCTACATTCGCTAAATTAGAAAAAGAAATAAACGAATCAAAGTCAGTATTAAATACGACCCATTATTTTGCTAATAATGTCCCCTATGCAGAGGAAATTGAGTACGGTTGGGCAATTCATAATCCTCAATCATCGACTGAAGGATATACACCAGGAACACCTTATGCTGTTGCATCATTAACAACTCAGAACATTCCATTAGCATTAGAACGCGCTAAGAAACAGGTACTTAAATGAGCGTGATTAAAATTCGACAAGCATTAGAAACCGCATTAGCATCAATTGTACCTAGTATTGATACACAGTACGAGAATTTACCTTATTCACCTAAAGCAAATGTTCCGTATCAATCTGCATACTTGATTATGAATACACCTGAAAACCCAACAGTATGCGATTCATTTCATCGTGAACGTGGGATATTCCAAGTGACCCTTCGTTATCCACTGTTAGCGGGAACTATAGCAAGTGCAGTACAGGCAGAAAAAATTGCAACTTTATTTAGACGTAGTAGCGTTTTTTATAAAGATAATATCCGTGTCGTTTCGGATAAAACACCCTACATTCGTGTCATGCCTAATGAACTAGACCGATTTGTGACCGTTGTAAAAATATATTTTTATTCAGATATACATTCTTAATTAAGAAGGAGATTACCAAATGGCAAATTTAATTGCAAGTAACATTTTCAAACAGCTTATCTATTATCCTGAATCAGCATTAGGTGTGATGCAAGCTGAAACAGCAGCTACACTTACTCAACCTGGTTCATATACCAGTGCCGTAGGTACGAAAGGTGAAGATGAATTAGTTTTAAACTTTACCAATACCACCACAGAATTTCCGAAAGGAACTAAAATTATTATCGGTACAGCAACGTACTACACGGTAACAGCGATTACGTCTGCTGCTCGTTCAACAGTAACATTGATTTTAGACCGAGCATTACAAGCTGATGTAACGACTATGACTGTAGGTTCGTTGACTTATGCGTCAGTTAAAACGTACATTCCACGCACACTTCGTCGTGTAAGTTCAAACTTAGATTTGAAAAAAGAAACTTACAGTTCAAACGAAATTCGTTCTGACCAACAGATTGCTGACCAACGTACAGGTGCAAATACAGTTGACGGTACAATTTCAGGTGAGTTGTCATCTTATACTTACAATGACTTTATCGGCGCATTGTTGCGTAAAGAGTTTGAAACAACTGCTCCGATTACGGCTGCTGCAAATATGGCGATCACGGTTAATTCTATCGCTGGTGTGGCTAACCTATTAGCAGGTGGTACATTGACTTGGAACGCAGGTGATAACGCTGAGTTTGCTAAAGTCAAAACAGGCGACATCATTATGTTTAAAGCGTTTGATGCTAACTGGAATGGTAAGCCTGTTATTGTGTTGAATAAGGACACCGTTGCACGTCAATTGTTATTAACGGCTGCAACAAACCCTGAAACATTTACGGCTGTAGCGGTAGCTGGTGCAACAGGTGTGATTGAAGTATTAGGTAAAAAATCATGGATTCCATTAACAAATCACATTAAAAAATCATTTACCTTTGAGCATTACTACAAAGATATTTCTGATGCGGCTGCAAATAACTACCCTGTATCAGAGTTATTTAAAGGTGTTCGTTGTACACAAGGCGCGATTAAAATGCCGTCATCTGGTATTGCTACTTGTGACTTCACATTTATGGGTACTGCTGCTAAATCACCAAGTGAAATTACAACTGACTTAGCTGGAAATCCTTTAACTTGGGTTAAAACATCGTCAATGTTGCAACAAATTACAGGTGACGTTCCGTTAGATTCAGGTATTGATTCTATCTACTCGGCAGCAGTAGGCTCTATTTACATTCGTGATAAGAAAACAGGTGGTACAGTCACTAAAGTAGGCTTGATTACCTCATTTGATATTACTATCAATGGTAACGGTCAAACATTAAAAGTAATCGGCTCTACAAGCTCACCTGACGTATCTTTGGGTAAGATTCAAGTAAGTGGTAACATGAGTATTTACTTCACTGATACCACCTTCCGCGATATGTTCTTGAACGAAGACGAAGCGTCTATCATGGCGGTATTCACAGAAAACGGCGATAACAGTGTGAACAACTCGTTTATGTCATTCGTAATGCCGCGTATTAAAACAGGTGGTGCAACGAAAGACGATGCGGAATCTATCGTAATGAGCGTTCCTTTCACCGCATTAGTTGGTGACGGTACAAACGGTTATGAAGCGACCACAATTTCGATTCAAGATTTTAGTCAGTTAGCATAGAATCTTAGCTAAATTAAACGACCTTCATTTCAAATGAAGGTCGTTTTTGTTATTGACTTCTACATTAAAGATATAGTATTATTATTATATTACTTTAACTGGAGAGTCAAAATGCGAAATAAAGAACTATCATTACCTTCTCAATCTTATCTATATGAGTGTTTTACTTATGATTATGAAACTGGAAAGTTATATTGGAGGGATAGACCTGAACAACATTTCAAAACTAGGCAAATTTTTAAAATGTGGAATGCTTGCTTTGCACATAAAGAAATAGGTGTTAACTCAAAGGAATCTTACTTATCGGTATGTGTCGATAAACAACCCTATATGTTACATCGTATTATTTGGAGATTGGTCACTGGTGATGATTTAATTGGATTTGAAATAGACCATATCAATGGGGATAAAAAAGATAACAGAATTGAAAATTTAAGGAAAGCTACACGAAATCAAAATGAACATAATAAAAAATTAGCTAGGAACAATACTAGTGGCTATAAAGGCGTATGTTTTGAAACTAGAACAGGTAAATGGATGGCGTATGTTAAACATAATTCAATAAGTTATCAATTAGGTAGATTTAACACGAAAGATGCAGCTCTAGCCGTAGTAGTTAAAAAGAGAAACGAACTACACAAACAATTTAAGAATCATGGATTTAATTAAAAGACTATAGCCAGTTAGCATAATCGTTTAATTCACATCGGAAGTGAGAAACCCGTTATAGCATTATTTATAACGGGTTTTATTTTATTGACACCATTGACAAATTGTAGTATGTATGGTAATATGCTTATGTAATCATATAAATCCTTATATGACCTAAAATTAAACAATTCTATGGAGAATAAAACATGGGTATTTCATTAGCATCATTAAACGTAGTAAAAGCAAGTGACGACGCACAGAAATTAGATATTTTGGATGAAGAATCGGGTAAAGCGACAGGTATTGTATTATCTGTGATTGGTTCTAACTCAGATAAAATCACTAAGTTAGTCGCTAAAGCAGTAAATGGTCGTCGTCAAGCTGAAGAATTAGCTAAGAAAAAAGGCAAAGATGTTCAACCCTCTAAAGTAGAAGATGATATTGAGTTTGCACAAGAATTAGCGGCTGCTCGTATCGTAGGTTGGGAAGGTATCGACGAACCGTTCTCACCTGAAAACGCATTACAGTTAGTAACCATCAATCCACAAATTCGTGAACAAGTGATGGTGTTTTCCGACAATGCGTCAAATTATTTAAAAAAATAGTTCTTATCTCCATAAGAAACTCTAAACCCTGTTGAACTTTTTGTTGACAGGGTTTTCTTTTGTGTGGTAGATTGGTGATTCACTAAACTTAGGAAATTTCAATATGTATTATGCACATGACGTATATGGTGGTAATTATCGATTCTACGGACAAGGAGAAGAATGTAGAGAGGTTGATTATCAAGATGACCCTATCCGTAAGATAGAAAAAGAAGCCTATGTTAAGTGGCAAGCAGATATTAAAGCAGGAATTACAGATACTGATGTGTCAGTTACATCGTTTGAATATAGAGATGGTATCGTGTTAGATAATAGCGGAATATACAAACGACCTTACTTAGAAACAATTACTAAGTTTAAAACACTTGACGATTTGAAAACTAATTTAGATAATTTAAAATTACTAAAATCTCATATCTTAAACGATATTAAGTCACAAGAAGAAGTTTTATCAGCTAACTTAAAATTGAGTGAAAGTATTTAAATAGTTGACAGAATTTATTTTTGTGTGGTAAAATTTATTTGTGCTTAGGCTATTGACAAGTTTTGCGTACTATGATATAGTCACGTCAGATTTTCAAGAATCCAACACAACTTAATTGTGACATTTTAAGTATCCACTAAATGCTCATAATAATTAGATGAATCGGAAATAAGTTGAATACCGATTAACCCATGTGTTGCGGGTCTTGAAACATCTAATTATTATGAGCATTTTTATTGCTTAAATTTTATCAATCCTAATAAAAGGAAACCATCATGTCACAATTAGTAACATTAAACTACAATGAAATTCCAGTAATCTTTCAGTCAGACGATGCGTATATCAACGCCACACTTATCGCTAAAGAATTTAATAAACAACCTGCTGATTACTTGAAACAAAAACGAACAATTGAGTACATTTACGGCGTTAAGCGAAATCGCTTAACGGAACAAAATCAATTAGTTAGAATAATTCAAGGCGGCTCTCCAGATGAACAAGGAACATGGTTACATCCTAAGTTAGCAATAGACTTTGCACGTTGGTTAAATGTTGATTTTGCTATTTGGTGTGATATAGAAATTGAGAAGTTGCTACAATCGAAACAATCTGCCCCGTTACCAGTTTCATATATCGCCGCGTTAGAAGCCTTAATTGTGTCCGAAAAGGCTAAAGAAGCGGTGTTGTTAGAATTAAATACAGTTAAGATTGAATTAGATGTGTCACACGAATGGTCTAGTTTAAAACGATTTGCTGCTTGGAATCACGTTGTATGGAATTCATTAAGTTGGAAAAAAGTCAAAGATGCAAGTTTTAAAGTAGGCAAACCTCCTTATAAGATATTTGATGCGAATTTTCCTGAAGGTGTAAATAATTATCATATTGATGCTTGGAAGCTCGCGTATCCTGATTACGAATTTCCTGAAGTATTAGAACACTAAACATCACATAACCTAGCTACCTTTAACTGTGATAGCTAGGTTTTTAACTTGGAGATTGAAATGAAAGATAACCTTATAAATTTACGAAACAAAATCATCGAATGTTTCACCTGTGATGAAGAAATGATGTCGGAAGATAATGTACTAGAGCGTAGGATTGATGAGGTATTAAGATTGTATGTGATTGAAGAACTAAATAGTAACACAATGCGTAATTTATCAAATCAAGTTAAATTAAATAAGACACTAAACTCTTTTAAATTTGATGATTTATTTAATGTAAATAAAATATCTGGTAAAAATTTAAAACTATATTACAAATCTATTATAGACAGAGAGCTACATCAATTTAATGTAGAAAGCGATGTACTCGAAACTTGTGATTCATTCAAGCTGATAATCAAAACTATAAACGGTGAAATAAGAATTGAGCTTTGCTTAAACAATAACAATAAAAGATATTTATGGATACGATTGTCAGTAAATACTGACCAATCTGTTCCACGAGAAAGTACATCATGTAATAACGCTACTTATTTTGAATACACCATTAGAAATTGGATAAATCAAATTTAACCTAAACTTTACAATTTCCGTAAATCGCACCATGTTATCGTAGTCTAATTATTGTCATACTTCATGGAAATACTAATAAAAACCTAGCTACCACAGTTACGGATAGCTAGGTTTTTTATTATCTTATATATTTGACAAAATAGAATAAATATGCAATAATAATTAGCCGAAATCTTTATTGGAGTTTTACTAAATATGAGTTTTATTGAAGAAACACCCTATGAATTTGAACTAATATCGGAAGATGGTTCGTCATTAGGTGTGTTCGTAAAAGTTATATCTAGTCATGCTAAATCTGTGTCGGAATTATTAAAATCACGTTATATGGAGGTCAAACGAATTAGTGAATTTCAACTATTTTTTGATAACCAATCTGATTCCGACATCAATCAAGTTGAATTTGAAATAGATTCAGCAACTTCACGATTAGTCGGATGGCGAGGAATGGACGATGAGTTTAATCCTAAAAACGCTCGATTATTGTGTGAGTACAATCCTTATGCTAGACGACAAATTCTTCATTATTCAAATGAAATGGCAGATTTTTTAGATACCTGTGTTGAATCATTACTCGATTATGCTAAACATGAATTAAAGTTATCTGAAAAACAAAAAGACGGGGCATCATTACGCGACCATCTAACAAACCTACGCGATAAACACGGCATTACACCTCCACAGTTAATCAGCCCTATCGTCAACCCTATCGTGATGTATGTGTGGGAAAACTTCCTATCATTAAATGCAACACGTCAATCAGGTATGGGTGTGAATGCGATAAGTTACTTTGAAATAAAAGCATGGTGTGATTTAACAGGGACTAAAATAAGTCCGTATGAATTAAAAATAATTAAACAATTAGACAGTGTGTTCTTAGAACATTATAACAAACAATCAGACAAAGAATCTAAATAAGAGGATATTACAATGAACGACAATTCTACAGTTATTGAAATTAAAGCTAAAGTTGGTATTGAAGTCAATGATGCTGAAACTAAATTAAATAATGTATCTGAAAAAGTAAGTTCATTAGATAGACTTCTTAAAAGTTTAGAACGAGTTAATGTGTCATTAAACTTCGATGCTAAACCATTAACTGATGCAATGAGTAAGATGGTCGAATTAGCAAATACAACTAAGGCATTAAACAACACTCAAATCAAATTTGGTTTCGATACAACTGCTATAAATCAAGCAAGTTATTCATTTAAAGGTTTAGAAACAGCGGGTATTCAAGCAGGGCAAGTAATTAGTGATTCATTTAAAAAATCAGGCGATAATGCGGTTAAAAGTACGCAAAGTGCAGTTATTAAAATAAAAGAATTACACAAACAAGCTGAAAAAGAAATTGAATCTGCAACATCAAAATCAGAAAAAAAACAAAAAGCGTTAGATATTTTTGAAATTGTAAAACAGGTAGAACAAGCTACTACTTTACAAGTAAACGCTATAAACAAAGGTAATAAAGAAGTAGAAAAAGCGATGACTGCTCGTAGAAATACATTATTAGCACAGTTAAGTGAGTATAATAATAGAGAATTTTTAGAGATTAAAGAATCAACCCGCGCAAATACGGCTGTACAAAAGTTAGGTATCGAAGATGTAAATAAAATACGACAACAAGCGAATGCTCAAATGGTAGCTGATGCTAAGTCATTAACTGCTAATTTAATAGCTGAAACAAAGTCAAGTCATGTTTTACACTTAGATTCATATAAAAAAATGCTTGAGCTAGAACAAGTTGCATTGAAAAATAAATTAGACGGTGATGCTAAACAATATCGTAAAGCAGCAGACGACGAGTTATCAATTTATAAAGATAAACAACAACGTTTAATTTCACAATTAGTGCAAACTAAAGCTGCTCTTGAGTCAAGTTTTAATTCACTTAAATCTAGTGGAGTAACTGATAATTTATCATCAATTAACGCTGAAATCAAACGATTAAACGGTTTAATTAAACAGGAAGAAACGAAGTTAAACACAGAATTAAAAATAGACCGCGATAACGCTCATAAACAAGCGATTGAAGCGTTAAAAAATAAAGCACAACAAGAAATAGAAATAGCAAGACAAACAAAACAAACATTAAATACAATTGCAGCCACACCTTTTAATGTGGCTGGATTAGGTTCATTAGCACAACAACCTACTATCCGTCCTGTTTCACCTATGATTGCAGCTATGGGTAATAGTAAGCAAACATCGAATACGTCAATGACTGACAGAATGTCATCAACAGATACGTATAATAGAAATCAAGCGTTTCCACAAATAAATGCAGCAACACAATTGCAAGAATTACGAAATACATTACAGCAAGCTGAACAACTCTATTCAAAATCCCATGCTGACCAATTAGCACAATATAATTCCTTTTTACAGTTACGAAATACAGCAGATAAAAAAGGTAATGAAGAAAGAAAAGCACATTATCAAGCAGAAGCCGACACAATTAGAACTTCCCAATCATCAGCATATAATCACATAGTTTCGTTAATCAATGCACAAAGAACAGCATTAGAACAATTACGAACTGTTGAAACAAATCAAACAGTAATCGCACAAATCAATAGAGAAATTGAAGCATTAGAGCGTAGAAATAATGTAGCAACTCGTCATAATTCATCATTTAATGTGGCACAAGTTCGCGGTGATACAGGATTACGTCAAAATGAATTAACCAGTCAAACAAATGGAATTAACGGTTTAACAAGCGGTATAAATAAACTCCAACAAGCAATGATGATGTTAGGTGTCGTTATTTCAGCGCATCAAGTTATGGAATATGCTGACCAATGGACTCATTTTACTAATGCGGTTCAAATTGCAACTGATAAAACAGGTGGAGCGATTCAAATGCAATCGCGTTTGTTCAAGTTAGCGCAAGATTCACGCGCTCCATTGGAATCTGTGACATCCATCTTTTTAAGAATGTCCAGAGCGTCTGAATCATTGTTATCTACACAAGATGATACCGTAAAAA